GCTAGTCTTTCTTTTGATCTTCTTGAATATCTTGGCATGAATATTTTACTAGGCTATGTTAGCTATAAAATGATAAATATTGCAATATATTTAAACCCGTGCACCCGTCATCCAGCTATAGGTCTTTTTTACAATGCGTTTGGTTGGCGTTTCCTGCTCGCTTAACAGACTTTCTCTTTTAGTTCTGGAGCTCTTCGGTGGTTTCGCAAAGTAGTCAGCATAGTACAAGGCATCCATCACATCATCGTTTCTAGGCTTCGGGTGTTCAAAGAACTCATCTACCAGTTCTGTCATTTCTCTTTGCAAATACAGCTTCTTAGAATTGACAATAGGGCCAAGACTGGTCTCCAACCTATCTTCCTTTTTGATTCTAGCTGGAGGCTTAACGCCTTTAAATATGCCGGGAAGAAGTCTTTTCTCTTTTGCGGAAAGCCGTGTAACCATATCCCGAACCATCTCCTGTGCCGCAACTGTCTCGATCGTGACACGGCGTACTGGTGCATATTTGTTCGCAAGCTTGATAATCTCTTTGGGAACATCGAATGTTGGTATACGCTCACGAAAATATTCCAGTACATATCTATTGTTGCTGGAATCAATGCCCATGACCAGTATGACCTGATAGTCAGAAGTCTCTGAGGCAGTTGCCGCAAGGTCAACACCAATGTAGATATTGATCGGGATAGCATCATCACCGTCTATAAGGTAGTTAAATTTATTCTTACATTCAACCCTTCCGTTGTAATACTGTATTCTGTCTATTTTAAATGATGCACTGGATACATCCCTAGCATCATTCATATACTCCTGAGCAAACTTATTGACCAGTCCAGCTTCAATGAACTCACGTTTCTTTGCTTCCAGTTTCTTTTTGGAGAACTGAGATGACCATAATGGCTGTCCATCTTCAATGGCTCTGTAGAAATTTACATCCCAAGGATAATCCCTTTTGTCCTCTTGGGCTTTTTTCCAGCCATCGTACGTCATTTGTAGGTAGGAGTCATAGTGCACAATAGTGCCAGATAGCCATATCCAGCCCTCATTGCCCGGTGTTTCCTCTAAGGCTGGGTATACTGTAGATACTATCCATTTCTTAATGTCAGCACGCCTTTCTGGTGTTTTGGTGTTTAACTCTGATTCAAAGTCATCCAGTACAATGCCAGTATAACGCACATCTACCTCTGCCCTACCCCTAAGCCTCTGTGATGTACCTTTGGATATAACCCTGTCACCCTTTGGTGTTACCAGATCTTTCTCTGTCCAGCGTTTGCCTACACTACCACCATCCATATTTCCAAAGTAGTAACGTATCATTTTATTGTTTTCAAAGTGTGATCTAATGTATTTCAAGTGGTCAATGGCCTGTGACTGTTCTTCTGATACCCATGCAATGAAGTGTTGCTGGTCATCAGCGGCAAAGCATAGCTTGTGCATGATAGCCGCTTTTGCTACTACTGATTTACCGTGACCTCTAGGGATAATGTTACAGATACGAGCACCGGGTGCTGTATCTATCATCTTCTTTCCCATTTCGTAGTGGAAGGGTGCTGATTCAGACTTCTTCAGGAAGTCATTAGGTAGAAATGCTCTACCAAAGTAGATAAGGTTGCTATACGCCTTTGCTAACACCTCATCTCTTTTCTCCATCTCTGATGGTGGAGGGGTGATATTAAAACTCATTCAGACAGTTCTTTTTTCTTTTCAGGTAGTATTCCCTGTTCAAATGCCTGTAGCTTCTCTCTAGTAAAGCCAGAGAACTCCTGTATCAATGCTACAGAATCTACTTTCTTTTCTGTAGACAGCAAACCAGAGATCTTCATCAGAGTCTCTATCGCTCTAAGCTTGTCATTGTCTCTAACGTCTGTCTTATCAATAACATCTTTAGTTGTTTCCAGTAGGTATCGTTTTGTAATACCCACTTCTGACATTAAGTTCTCTATTTCTTTATCCACTGCCTGCCTCACTGTTTTGTTTTTAAGTAGTAGTGTTGACCTTCTCTCTGCATGATCTAAACTGGTTGTCTTGGGAAACGCTTTTTGGTATGCCTCTACAGGATCCATACCATGTGCTACATACTTTGCAAAACTTTTCTTTGCATCTGTCAGGTAGCCACCAGTTTTAACTTGATACTCTGTTTTCTTTGTAAATCTATATATCTCATCCCTCACTGTACCTGCAAAAGAACCCTTACTTCTATGATTGAACATGCCAATAATTGTTCTTATATAGTCATTGTCCCTTTTCTTTTTGTCTACAAAGCAACCCTTCTTTAGTATCTGGACTATCTTTCCATCGTCCGATAGACACCAGTCTCCTTCTTCTGCCTGTTTCCATTCGGTGATCAATGGAGTATCAGGATGTGCCTTACGAAACTCTTCTTCTGATTCGTAGGCATAGTGTTTGACTCCCTTTATAGTGCGAGTCAGTGCCAAGTCAGTTTGGCTCCTGCTCGTCAATCATGTTCAGGTCTAGTATTTCTAACTCTGGCATATTCTTCATGCGGTACAACAATTCGGATAGGAGTCCTATCTGTCTTGAGCCGGGGTCTATGATATCCATTATCTTTAGTTCTTTTGATATCTCACGGCAACGCTCTAGATTCTCATAGACATTGCCAATGTCATAATCACCACTCAAGGCTTTTTGATACAAGGTTTTGTAGATATCCATGTTTTAATTTAATAAAACTTGACAACAATGTTTTATATAATATATATTTAATTAAGTTTGTTTGTTTTGTGTGGGTTTTTTATAATAGTACTATAGTATATATAGTAAGTAGTATATATAGTAAGTAGTATGTATTATATATATATTATATATATATAGTAATATAGTATATATAGTAAGTAGTAAGTAGTAAGTAGTATATATAGTACCCGCTCCATATTTTATAGTACCCGCTCGGTAAAATTTCCAAAAAATTCTAAAAAATTATATTAGTATGTGTGTTTCTCTTTTATTCTGCACGGGCTACCCCCCAATCCGTTTCTAGGTTAGAAATATTGTATTGAAAAAAGCAAATCGGTCTAAGCCAGTTATATTACACGGCTCAATATTTTTTTAAAAA